ATCTGCGGCGTTCAGCCAATGACAGGCCCAACAGGCTTGATTTTCGCAATGCGTGCAAAGTACGATTCACAGGGTGGAGCAGAAGCTCTATTCACAGAAGCAAATACCAAGTTCTCTGCTGCTAACAAACTTGGTGCAAATGGTGCATCCCAGAACCATCAGTCTTCTGGTGGCGAAGGTTATGTTGACTATACTCTTGCCAACACAGGTAACGGTATGACAACAGCCCAGGGTGAAGCACTAGGTGACTCTGGTACAAATCTATTTGCTGAAATGGCATTCTCAATCGAGAAAGTTACAGTAACTGCTCGTGAGCGTGCATTGAAGGCAGAATACACTCTAGAACTTGCACAAGACTTGAAGGCAATTCATGGTCTTGATGCTGAGACAGAACTTGCAAACATTCTGTCAACAGAAATTCTAGCAGAAATCAACCGTGAAGTTATCCGCACAATCTATGCAACAGCAAAGTTGGGCTGCTCTTCAGGTACAACAACTGCCGGTACATTTGACTTGGATACCGACTCAAATGGTCGTTGGTCAGTTGAAAAGTTCAAGGGTCTTATCTTCCAGATCGAACGCGAAGCAAACGTAATTGCTCGTGCAACTCGTCGTGGCAAGGGTAACATCGTAGTATGCTCATCTGACGTTGCTTCTGCAATGGCAATGGCTGGCGTTCTACAGTACACCCCAGCACTTCAGGCCGATCTACAGGTAGACGACACAGGTAACACATTTGCTGGTCTTCTACACAACCGTATCAAGGTCTACATTGATCCTTACTACGGTCAGACATCTGGTGCAACAAATGCAGCAGAACTTGTAACAGTTGGTTATAAGGGAACATCACCTTATGACGCTGGCTTGTTCTACTGCCCATACGTTCCACTACAGATGGTTCGTGCAATCGGACAAGACACATTCCAGCCACGTATCGGATTCAAGACACGTTACGGAATGGTAGCAAATCCGTTCGCAGAAGGTGCAACAGCAGGTTTGGGCGTGCTTTCAAATCGCTCAAACAACTACTATCGTATCTTCAGAGTTACAAACTTGATGTAATTCTAAGAACAAAAAGAAAGCAAGACTACAACTTGAGGGGGAACTTCGGTTCCCCCTCTTTTTGTTTATAAATATCGTAGAGGTAAAACATGGCAAAACTAAACAAGCAACCAGAAAATACAAGTTTTCTACAACCAACAAAATTTCAGTTGACATTCACAAGAATGCCACACTTGACTTATTTTTGCCAAACGTTCAATCTACCTGGTTTGTCAATGTCAGAAATTGTGCAAAACACTCCATTTGTAGATCTATATGTACATGGTGACAAAGTTCAATATGAACCATTGGATTTGACTTTCATGGTAGATGAAGATCTTCGTTCGTGGTTGGAGATGCACAACTGGATAACTGGACTTACATTTCCTAAAAACTTTGAACAGTATCGTCGTCTATTGAAAGACAATCAAGACTATGGTGGCACTGTATCAGATGCAATCATGACGATAATGTCAAATAAGAATACACCGAATATTCGTATAACATTTAGAGACTGTTTTCCTACCATGGTATCTTCAGTCTCATTTGATTACACGATGGATGCAAGCATGACACTAACAGCTTCTGCAACATTCCGATATAACTATTTTGATGTTGACATTCTTTGATTTATAGTGTATAGTCACTATATTTCCAAGAATGGTGGATTATGATCAGAAACATTGATGACTTGATGGAAGCATGGAAGAAAGATTCACAGATTGATAGCACCGAGTTGGGCACAGAGTCCATTCGTCTATCGTCTCTACATGCCAAATACATAGAAGTATATAAGCATCAGAAGATGCGCGAACAGAAACTTCAGTTTGATCTCAACAAATTGACCAAGTTGAAATGGAGATATTATGATGGCAAACTCAATGGCACAGAAGAACTTGAGCAACTTGGTTGGGAACCCATGCGTGAAAAGTATATTCGCGCCGACATTGGCACCATGATTGATGGTGACGATGACGTTCTTGAGATCAAGAACAAGTTATCATATACGGAACTTTTCGTTGACTGTTGCGAAAAGATCATCAAGGAAATCCACCAGCGTTCATTCAATTTGAAGAATGCTATAGAATGGCAGAAGTTTACGCAAGGTGTCTGAGAAAATAATCGTTGCAAAAAAGAATGAAGCATACATAATGATCTCTTGCGAGCGTAGTGTCGCACGGGAAATTTCTGACTACTTCACATTCTATGTTCCAGGATATCAATTTACTCCAGCGTTTCGCAATCGTCTCTGGGACGGCAAGATACGCATGTATGACACTAGAGATTCTACTCTCTATTATGGTCTAATACCGCATCTACAATCTTTTGCCGAAGAACGCAACTACAAGATTATCTTTGATGACAAGGTTCTTCAAACAACTTCTTTCTCTTTGCATGAAGCAAAAGAATATGCTGAGTCTTTGCAAATACAAAGCCGCAACAAGGATATTGAGGCTAGAGATTATCAAATAGAAGCATTTGCACATTGTATTCGTAATCGTAGACAAATGTTGATATCTCCAACAGCATCAGGTAAATCACTTATTGCATATCTTATCACGCGACATATGACAGATCAAGATAAAAAAGGATTGATCATTGTTCCTACGACATCTCTAGTTGAGCAGTTATATACAGATTTCCAAGATTACTCAACGAAAAATGGTTGGAGTGTTGAAGATAATATTCATAGAATCTATTCTGGTCGTGAAAAGTCTTCCGATAAACTTGTGACAATATCTACTTGGCAATCTCTATATACTTTGCCAAAAAACTATTTCAATTATGAATGGGTTATCGGAGACGAAGCACATAACTTCAAGGCCAAGTCGCTCACAACGATCATGACCAATCTAGACAATGCTTCTCTACGCATTGGCATGACTGGAACACTTGATGGAACAAAGACGCACAAACTTGTTCTTGAAGGTCTGTTTGGTCCTGTACGCAAGACAGTAACCACAAAAGAACTTATTGACAAGAAACAACTGTCCGACTTTGAGATCAAGTGTCTCGTCCTAAAATATCCAGAAGAGATCTCTCGTCTTCTCAAGGATGCAAAATATATTGACGAGATGAAATATATCGTGACGAGCGATGCACGAAACAAGTTCATTCGGAATCTTGTTCTATCGCTTGAGGGCAATACTCTCATTCTTTTCCAATATGTTGACAATCATGGAAAAGGATTGCATAAATTGATTGAAGAAAAAGCTGAAGGTAGAAAAGTCTTTTTTGTCCATGGTGGAACAGAAACGGAAACCAGAGAAGAGATTCGTGCAATCGTTGAAAAGGAAAACAATGCAATCATAGTTGCATCATATGGCACATTCTCCACTGGTATCAATGTTCGCAATCTTCACAACATCATCTTTGCCTCACCATCCAAGAGTCGCATTCGCAATCTGCAGTCCATTGGTCGTGGATTGAGACTTGGTGACAACAAGAAAAAGGCTGTACTTTTTGATATAGCTGATGATCTACGATACAAGAAACATGAGAACTTTACCTTGAAACATTTCCGGGATCGTGTTAGAATATACAATGAAGAGCGTTTTGAATACAAACTATATAACATAGAACTCAAGGTATAACCATGGAAATACTTTATATAAAACTAAAGAATGGTACGGATCTCATCTCCAATACCTCAATAAAGGGAAAGAATGTTACCCTTGAGAATCCTATGGCTGTGCGTCAATATGCAGATCAGACTGGACGTATTTCTCTTTCATTTCATGAATGGGTACCATCTGATTTCGTGGATGTATCTTCCTTTGTTATTGATAAGGAAGAAACGCTCATCATCTGCAGCACCTCTGTTAGAATAAAGGAATTCTACAAGGAGTGTATCAAGCCAGCAGATACAACAGATGAAGACGGTGAAGAAGCATCAACCGATGCATATTCAAGTCTCATGAAGTTACTGAGTAGTAATAGAAAACTATTGCATTGAGCTGAACATTACAAATGTACCGCTTTG